TCATCCGCTGGAACAAACTTAGAAACAGCTCGTCCCAATAAATCGTCATAATAAACTTTTTTAAATGTAGAACCTGATAGAGGTAAATAAAACAACATTTGATCAAACTCAGGTTCGTATTCTTGCATTTGATCCATCAATTGATAGTTCATAAAATTTTTAACTCGTTGTGATTGTTGTTCTTTAATAGGATCAGATTTACCCATTACCATAGTTCTAACAGGACCATCTGCTGGTAATAATTCTTTGTAAGCTAAAGCTTGAAACTGTGTAACAGCTTCTGCAAGAACAGGGTGGGTTGCACCACTTGCTCCTTGAAAAGGTTCTGTTCTATTTGTGTATTTAAATCCTAATAAATCTAAACCGGTAATGTATGCTCGTTCCCATTCTTTACGAGAAGTTTTGTATTCCATGTAATCGTTTTGTAATTGACTACCCATGGCACTTGTATCTTCTTCTGGAAGTAATTCATTTAAGTTTGCAAAGTGATCGCCGCCTTGTTCTGGCATTGGCATTGCGCTAGGGTCAAAATCAATTGTAGCCCCTTCGTCGTCTTCTGTAATTTCTACTGGTCCCTTACCTAACTCGTCTGCTATATCTGCCATATATTTTCTCCTAGACTTTCTTAACTTGTTTTGGTGGTAATTTCAACCCTTGTGATAAAGGTCCCTTTTTAGGTGGCACTGCCCACCATTTAAAACCAGGATTAGCTCTCATCCTCTGTGCCATGTTTGGTTTTTTCTTATTTGTTGGTTTATTTTTTATACTCATATTTACTCCTTAATCCTGTTATACCGCCTTCTGATTTTTGATCACGTTTATTTATATACTTAGTTGTATTAACTCCCATTAAAGCTGGATCATTTGTTTTATATCTTAATATATCTTCAAACCTAATTAAATTATCTGGATCCATACCTCTTTGTAAATTAAATTTATACAATTCTCTTTCATCCATATTGTTAATTTGTTTTTGAAGTTCTGCTCTTTCTAAAGGGCTCATAGTAAAAATATTATTTTGTAGCCAGTTACCTATATTACCAGATGTAAAATTAACTTGTCTTTTTTGCATTTCATAAGCGTCTTTATTTTCTTCAGCAATTTTATCCATTGTTGATTGTTTAATGTCCTTAAATGGTTGACTAAAAAATTCTTGCCCACCAATTTGAATAGGTCCACCAGCTTCACTTACCCGTAGATTAGTTTTATAACTTTCAATCATGTTATCTCGTTCAGACATTTTTTCTGCAATTTTTTTGTTTAATGATTTTTTTAAAAGACTGTAGTCTTCTTTTCTTTGGTCTAATGATTTACCTAATATAGCTTGAGGTTGACTTAAATCCATAAACGCTTTGTCAGCTGTAAATTTACTTTTATAAATAAGATCATTTATTTCTTGATCCTTAGAATTTAACGCAGTTGCTTGATCAAATATTTCTGCGTCACCACCTTTTGCTACAAACCTTTCTTTTACATCTTCTATTCTTGCTCGATTACCACTTTTGTATAAATTAAACGACATTGCTTGAACTGCATTGCCTAATGCTTCAGCAGGTTTTTGACCTTTACTAATATTATTTTCATAATCTAATGCTCCAATAAGTATATCAGCTACACCAAATACTTTACCTACAGTTCCTGCTGTTCCTCTTGCTGCATTTTTTACTGCTTGCCCTGCTTTAGAGTTTAACACTTTTTGAACTAATGGATCTTTCATTAACAAGTCAGTATTAAATCCAGAACTAAAACCAACAAAATCTTTTTTGCCACCGATGTAGTCTATGTTAGAGGTTTTTATTAAACTAGGATTTATTTTAAAATTACTATTGTTAACAACATCATTTAAATTAAATTTAGTTATTGATCTTTCCATATTAGGAAGTGTTCCTTTTGTTTCATCAATTGCAGCCAGTATATCTGCTCCATAAATTTTACCATCTACATTTACTCTTTGTCCTAAATTATTTAAAGTATTAAGCACATTTTTAACAATAGCTTGACTAGCCTCATCTGTTTTATTTAAATTTTTAGAAAGTAAACTTTTTGCTTTTGTAATAATGCTTTGATTTGTTTTTGTTGGAATTAATTGTCTATTAATAGGAAACTCTACATTCTTTTTTCCAAATTTTACATCTGATAAATGATCAATACTCATTACACCAGATTTACTTAAAGCCATTTTTTTTAAATATTTATTTTTTTCAATTTCCGAATCAAACGTTTTTAATTTTACAGTTCCATCATCATTCATTCTAGATAAAATTGCGTTTGTTAATTCTTTATTATTAATAACTTCATCTGGAAATTCTTTATAATATTTATTAATTTCTGATACTAAATTATCTTGTTGAGTGTTTATTAATTTTTCTCTATCAGTAAGTTCTTTTCGTCCTTTAGTAATTTTTTCTTTTCTTCTCTCGGCAACTTCTTGAGATTTAGTTTCTATTGGTAAATTTTCAAAACTTAATCCTAACTGATTAGCAAAAAAAGTATTCATTTTTCCAATTTTACTTATTGTAAAATCATTAGCTTTACCAAAATATTTTTCAGCTAATTCTTTTGTTGTTAACACTCCTGGATCTTTATAAATAGTTCTTCTATATCCTTCGTTATAAATTTTTTTTAAATCTTCAAGATAATTATTTTTCATTTCTTCATTTGGAAATTTAATATCTAAAACATCTCCAACAGTTTGACTTGCTCCTTCAGTAACAACATAAGGTTGATTTTTTGTTTTTGTTGCTGATGTTTTTTTACCAATTTCTTTTAAATCTACTTTTTTTCTTCCTAATTTTTTAGCTTCTGAAGTTGATAAAGTTTCTATACTTCCATCATCTATTCTGTCTTTTATAAATTGATAATCAAATTTACCATCAATTCTAATTTCATTTCTAGTTGGTAGTCTATTATTTTTTTCTTTAAAATCAGTAACAAATTTTATTATATCTAATTTTCTTTTAGCACTTAATGCATTATTAGAAGTTTTTTTTATTTCTAAATCTTTAGTAGCATCTTTAGGATATGTAATTGTAAGTGCTTTTTTCTGTTTAGCACTTAATCCATCATTAAATCTCATTCTTCCACCTTCAGCTGCAGGGTTACGTTTCATAAATGCGTTAATTGCATCTATTTGAATAACATCGTCTCTTGTAGCTGGTTGAGGTATTTCTGAACCATACTTTATGGTCCCTGAACCAAACTTTTTGTTTATAGCATCTTTAAGTGCATCAGTCTCAGCGCTTGCTATTCTAAAAGCTTCTTCGTCTTCTTTAACTAATCTTTGAAACATACCACGACTGTCTTGTGAATTTTTTGCGTAGTCTTTAAACCATCCCTGTGCTTTAAAATAATCGTTGCTCATATTAAGTTGGATCGTAATCACCTTGGACATCTGTTACAAAGTCTGAAGGATTTTCTTGCATTTGTTTTAATGTTTTTTTCTTTTGTAAGGTTACTGCAATATCGTTTATTAATTCTTTTTTACCACCCAATGCAGCAAGTTCTGATGTATCAGAATATAAATTTTTTACTTCATCAGTTGTGTTTTCTCCCATTTCAATACTATAGTCATCCGGTCCAGTTTGTCTTCCTTCTGGAATACTTTCAGTTGCTGAAAACTCATCTGCTGGCTTACCTCTAGTTCCTTCATCAGCAATACCTGGTGTGTATCTCATGTTAACACTTTCACCAAGAGCTGTGTTACCACCAATGTAATCTATTTCTACTTCACCAGTTCTAACGTCGTAGTAAAC